TCTCTTGAGTCTTTGCTTGCTTCTTAGTGGCGATCTCTTTGTCAAGTGCATCGCTGTAGAACTTCTCGAACCCAGCAGCAACCTTCTGAGTATTCACGAATGATGCACCCCTGCGGATGTAGGAGTTGAAGTACACCTTGAACATTGCAGACAAGAGGAACTTACCATCACCAGTATCCTTGAGGATGTCCAGGAAAGTAGATGCCTGCTTAAGGGATCCTTCTGCTTTGTTTACAGCGTTATTGTAGTTGGCAAGTTGAACTGGATTGAACTTAGAAACACCACTGGCATCTTTGAAGTCGGATGAGAATACCATCAGACCAGGAATGTTCTGCATCTTAGAGACATCCACACCAAAAGAAGGAGTCATATCACGAAGACGTGGACCACCGCTGTAGGAAGTGTGGAAGACAATGCCCAGTTTTGCAGCACGTACCTTGTTACCAAGATCACTATCAGCAGGGACAGCATAGGTGATGGTGTTGGGTTGGAAAGAGATTACACGATCACCGTTGATGATTCTGGTCTGCTTGTCATCAGTGAATAGCAAGTCACCTTGGATGACATTCTGAATGTTCAGTTTGGGAAGAAGTTTCAGGCAAGTCTTGAGTTTCTTAGCAAGATCGCCACTGTAATATGCATCAACATCAGCGTCTTCAAAGCAAGTCTTGGGTAGTTGAGCGAACACACCCTTAGTTCCAACAAAGAACTTACCAGACATAGGGTCCTTACCACAGATCACAGCAGGAGCACCGTCCCACTTAGTCGTGATTCTCACATTGGACTTGGGTTCAGACAACATCTTACCCAGTTCTCTCAGGAATGCGATAGCGTTCTTACCACCTGCAGACCCCTGGTTCAGGATGTCGTCTTCGAGGTGTTCGAGGTGAGTGTTTTGCTTTGCCATACCAGTATTATAACCCCTCAAGCACGTACGTCAAAGCGGAAGGCGACACTTGATATACCGTCCCTTGACTTGGCACGGATGTCGATCTTGGTTTTACCAACCATCTTCCTGATGTATGCGTCATCGATGGGTCCAAAGACCGATGGTGACAGCATATGTGTTGCAACAGCGTCCTTGTTATTCTTGAAATAATTCTTACCTGTCAGTGTCTCTTCAATCAGACAGTATAAGAATGCTGGATCACTCTCCAGATATGCAAATAGATCATTGATGAGTTGCGGTTTGTTTCTTGCCAACCAAACCTTATAGTTTTTGTCTTGACGGATAGCACCAGTGTGGTCTACCAGATCTTTTACAATGTTTGGTTTTCTTTCAGATGCCTTAGCAAGGTTCTTCTCAGTCAAAAGTTTTGTTGGTGTGGCAGCAATGTCAGTAATCAACTTAGCAAGACCTGCACCACGTTGACCAGGACACATAGCAGCAGTTGCTGCCATAGCACGTGCAGTGCTGGGACCTTCTGCACTAGACAACTGAATCGGTCCCTTCATTTTGACAGAACAACGTACTGCATTCTGGTTACCTACCTTGAATACAACGTCAGTCTTTGGTTCAGGATCTCCTTCAATACCCAACTCATCACTATGGTATGCCTTTGACAGGAGTCTTGGATTGGATGCCTCTACTTTATCTACACACGCCTTTGCTTGTGCACCAACTGCACCATCATATGCTTTTAGATTTGAATGCTTCTTTGCCCTAGCATCAATCTCACTATATGGTACGCCAGCACGGACTAGCGATTCATATACGATCGCCCACTCTAGTTGTACGCCTCTGCCCTGTGCCATTAGATTATGGTGTTTTACCTACTATTTAGAAGGTACCTGGTCGCTTGTATAAGTTCATAGCGAAACACCGACGAGGTGCACTGGTAACTGGAACCTCGTGTTGCATCTTAGCATCAAAGATTAGTAGTTGCTTCTCACTAGGATAGTAAGGATTCCGTCCATCAAAAAGAATTGGAGATGCACCTTCTCCCAACCGAAGGTATCCAACTGCAGCAAAATCTGCTGGATAATGTGCGTGAGGTTTTACGTAATCTCCAGGTTGAAAATCAGCACCCCAGCAATCACGTACATCAAATTCCAAATCGGTAGTACCATCATCCAAACCACCATAACACCTTCCACCAGTGTTATAGATTAGGTTTGAAATCATCTTACAGCAAAGAGTAGCATATGCTTTGCACTTAGGCATCTGCATATCCCACTCGGTCTGTCTTGCTACAATGTTTGATGCTGCTGGAGATGGTTTATCTTCTTCCATCCAACTATCAATTACAGTATTTGCTTCATCGATACATTCTTGTGGAAGAATGAATTCAAATACTGGTTGACCACCACCAACATAAACCGTCATAACGATTGTTTTACTTTGTCCACAACATTATCTATGATGTCAACATCAATCCCCATAAATGGGGGGATGATGCCCATCATTCTTAATAGTCCATCTAGAAATAATGCTAGGGTGATGAACCCTAGAATCATACTGATCAGTGACGCAGTGCGATTGTGCTTTGCCATAGCAGCATCAATCATAAACTGCACTTCATCCTTTGATACAGACATTTGCATTGGGGGTAAGGTTAACGATCACCCTCCTCACGTTCCTCAGAACGTACAACTGTAAACTCTCCCTCAGGATAGCGGGCAGCAAGTTTAACGGTGTTGCGGAAGATGACTTCTTCAAACCGAAGATTCAATGCCATACACGCTTGAGCAGCGTACCACATCACATCTCCAAGTTCTGTCATCAAGTGGTCACGTACATCTTCGTTCCATTCTTTACCTTGAAACTTGATTTTCTTGACCAGTTCCATAAACTCACCGCTCTCTGCTACGAGACCAGAGGCAGCAGTATCAAGACGTTCAATTTTACAACCTGCGTTGTGAAGTTCAGCATACCTTTCCAGCAACTTGTCATAGTCTTTGGAAGGACCGCTGGTCACAACATCAACGAACTCAATGTATTTATCGAGATCGACTTCAAGTTTTTCATCTCGTGCCCTTTTAGCATTATCGACTACCTTTTTAGAAGAAGGTGTGTCGAAACCCTTAAAATCAGCGGGCATTCCATCAATAGTCATACTTTCCAGTCAGTAAATAATTTGGTTTCTAGTACCTCAGTATTGAGGGTTTGTCCTTGGTGTCCAGCGTCCACAACTTGTGGTTGCTCTTCACAATCATACAATCTCATCTTGGATCTGTCAATGCCAACGACGAATCGTTTGAACATATTCAAGTCATTATATCTATTCTTAAGTTGCTTGACCATAATCTGACCGTTTGCTTCCAGATCCTCAGAAGAGATGAGAGCAAACATAAAGTCAGCAGTAGCAGGCAACCCAAAGGATTCTGACGTATCAGTGAGTTCCACATCCGAATTTCCGTACCCAGATCGCGTTGTCTGGGTGGCGGATATAATAGGGACGTTGCACTCACCAGCGAGACCTCGTAGTTCCTCGGCAATAGCTTTCACGTAAGTGTACGAGTTTACAATAGCACCTTTGAAGCGACTCGATGCACAGATGTTGAGATAGTCAACAAAGATAACATCAGGAACAAAGGACTTCTTGATTGCCAGTTCTTGCAGCAATGCTTTGAAGTGACCTGCGTGAGCAGAAGCAGTAGGATACTCCTTAACAATCAAACGACCCTGAGTCTTCTCAGCAACTTTATGGATCTTGTTATCGAACATTACCTTAGGTAAGGTCTCCAGTTGCTGCACACCAACGTTCAGAAGGTTGGCGTCAATACGTTCAGCGATCTTCTCTTCTGCCATCTCCATAGTGATGTACAGTACGTTGTGACCCATCATCAAATGAGATGATGCCACGTGACACATAAAGAGGGACTTACCGACACCTGTACCCGCCAGGGCAATGTTGAGTGTCTTCTTTCCTAGACCACCCTTGGTGATCTTATTGAACATATTGAGATCAAAGGGAATCTTCTCCTCATCACGATGATAGTATGCGTAACGATCATCAGAGTCAAACAGATAGTCGTGACCGATGGAGTTATCAAAACTGACAGACAATGCTTCAGACAGGATTGACGGGATGGCATCAGGTGCTTTGTCTCCACTTCCTTCAGCGATAGAAATAGATTCTACCAGAGCATTGTAGATAGCACGATCACGGCACCACTTCTCAGTGGTATCACACAACCATTTGATGTCGTGTGGTTCTTCCTGTGCATTGTCAATGGCAATAGATGCATCCTTAAATTCTTCACCCGTCAGATCTTTCCTTGACTCAAGTTCAATGAGCAATGCTTCCTTTGTAGGAACAACATCATATTCACAGAAGTATGAGGACAGTTCTTGAAAGATGTGTCTGTGATTAGCACCCTCAAAATACTCCTCTTTGATGTGAGGAAGAACTCTGCGTGTGAACCCTTCATCGAATAGCATCGATGTTATAAGGAGGGATTCAACAGAGTTAGACATAGTGTGTGTACGTGCTCAGAAGGTACTTGTCGTGAGACAGGGCAGGTAACCCAGCGTGTGGATACAACCACAACGGTGGGAAGATTACCATCTTACCTGCTTTGGGTTTGATTGTAAAGTCGTCGAAGAAAACTGTTTCACCACCTTCATCAACGTCATTCAAATACCAAAAGATAGACAGGAATCGACGTGCAGTCTCGTGGTCACCCACGTCCACGTGCTTATCAAATCTATCATCAGTACCTTTCTCGTACTTCTTAACTCTGAACTGTTCCAGACGGGATCTCTGAGGGAAGTATTGGCGAACATCACAGTCATCCATATACTTCTGAACATAGTACGTAGCAGATTCGATCAGAGCATTCTGAATCAGACCCCAGTCTTGTTGAGGATGCTGATCAAATTCTTGCTCGTGATCATCAAGGTACTGTGTAATATTGAATTGTTTGAACTTGGGTTTACCACTATTGTCAAACTCTTCCAAGATCTGTTGGTTGAACAATTTGATTGTGTTCTTACAAACTTCTTCTGGAAGAGTATAGTCGTAAACTTGGATTAGGTCTTTAAGCTCCATAACCGTATTCTTTCTGTGCACTTTCGTCCAGTGCTTGCATTATTTCTGGCGTGAAATACTTCTCAGGATCGGCAAGAATAACAGAAGGATAAACGGAAGATTCCCCAACAACAACCCGATTCCCCTTCCGCTGGAATACTCCGTACTGTTCACCCAGTTCCAGTAGTCCGTAATAGCGGTCAAGTCCGCGTTCGTCATAGAAAAGACGTGTTGCAACTTTGCTGTTCTCCTTTGTAAAGCGAGACTTCTTGGTCTCGCATTTGATGATGTTACCTACCACTTCTTTCCCATCTTTCTCCTTAGACTTGGAGAGGTAAATGATAGTAGATGCAGCATACTTAAGACCAGAACCGCCACCCATTTCTTTTGTGGGGACGTAAGCACCGACAACATCATAAGTGTGGTTAGTAACGATCATTGGAATGTTTGCCTTACCGAGTTTCAAGGTAAGGACTCGGAAGATTGCCTTCACAACCTGAGCACGAGTCATATCACGTGTCTCTTTACCTGCCTCAGAGTCTTCAATCTCTTTGGTGGTAGAAAGCATACCAAGAGAGTCTAGCACAAACATCAGGGGTTTGCGATTCTCTTCTGGTTGGTCAAGATATTTATCGGCAATGCGAAGTGCCTGCGTACGGAACTCCTGTACGGTGGTGACAGGTACGATAACCATACGAGAGGAATCAATGTTCCTGCTCTCGATCATATCTTTAGATAGTGCTGACTCAGATTCAAAATAAATGACTCCAGCGTCAGGATCAGTATCAAGGAAATGACGCACAACAGAGAGAGTAAAAAAAGTCTTCCCTGTGGACGATTCTCCAGCAATAGCGGTGATCTTATTAGAGGGAATGCCTCCAAAGATAGATCCACTAACCAGAGCGTTAAAGATATAAGACCCAGTGTCAACAAAAGATGACACGTCGCCAGCAGAAACCCCGTCACTAACAACGGAAGCATACTCATTGCCAATCTCAGAGATGACAGTATTTAGAAAAGTGCTCATACAAATAGATCTTCTAGGGTAGCGATTTTCTCTGCCTTCCAGTTGATTGTGTCCATAATGACCTGCAAGGGATCAAGAAAACTCTTCTGGAATTGTAGGTCGTAATCAATGGAGTTGTCAAGACCAAATTCCGAAGGCAGAGTTTGGAAGAATGAAATCACATTCTCATTGATCTTGTTTGGTCTCCGTAGATAAAGGAACTTGACTTTCTCTCCTTCCTGAATCAATGGATACTTGTGAGTAAGTTTTCGTTTCTTCGCGTGAAAGTTATATAGAAGTGCACCGCGTACGTGAATGGGAGTGCCTTTGCTATAGATGGTAGCGGGATTAGAAAACTTACTTAGGTTGTTACATCCACGTGGGAATGCAATTTCTTCTGGACCATAACTCTCAAACTTCTTACGGAAGTCAGCGACAAACTTCTGTACGTCTGCCTCAGTACCATTCATAATAACATTGAGAGCATCCTTAATCGCAGTGCGACAGGAAGATGGTGTGGAAGATTTGACTGCTTCAATGCCCATCATCTTGAGTTTGGGTTCAGCGAACCGTACACCTTCGATGTCCCAGGCGTTGAGGATGTACCTCTTCTTAGCAGTCCAGATGCCTTTGTTCGCGATAGTCTCGCGCTTCATAAACATCTTTTGATCGTAAGCATTCACATAGGTTGCCAACGTTTCATAAGAATTACCGATATACTTTTCAAGTTCCACTTGACACACCTTGTCAAGGAACCCAACAATACTCTCATTGCTTGCCTCTCGGTCCTTGAATACAGCTTGAACCAAAGGACCCAGATGCAAATAAATGGAATCGGTATCAGAAGCAATAACATAATCTTGATCTGTAGTTTTGAGTACCTTGTTTAGGTACGTGTTCATTTTGTTTTCGATCCATCGAATCGAAACCTGACCACTCAATGTGATCGCTTCGGCATTTGCCAAATTGTAATATCGGAAATACTGGTTACCGATAGCACCATAGGCAGAGTTCAGTTGGATCTTGCGTGCCATCTGAATGTTGTTGAACGTCGAGATGTCGTTCTTGAGTTTGGGATTACCAGTCTTCTCAAACTCTTTCTTTGCCTGAATCATTTTACCTTTGTAGATCTTACGTTCATCGTAGATCTTCTGCATCATCTCAGGTAGGAATCCGTGGATGTCCTTTCTGTATTGTGCTCCGTTGGCACACACACAGTAATCTCCACTCCCGATTTGTACTTCTT